CCATTAAACGCAGTGGGCTCCATTAAACGCAGTGGGCTCCATTAAACGCAGTGGGCTCCCCTCCGGTTTGCGCCCTGTCAGGGAAATCCGACCCCCCTTGTAGGGGAAATCTGACACTCAGTTCTTAACGATTTGGTAACAATTTCTTAACATTAAGTTAACATTTGGTAGCATAAAGTTTCGCACATTTGTACTAGCAAAACGAGGGAACGAGAGGCGTTCCACGTGGAACATTAAAACAAATAAAGATGAATACTTTCAATGAGTTAAAACCTGAGATACAAAAAAACCTAAGAGAAAACGCCAAAAAGTACCACAGCGTGAAACGCCTGGTATACCGTCTAAGAGGCACTGGGCGCTTCGACCTGAGCTTCGACGATGTGAGAGACGTTATTTACTGGGGCGGTGGTAATATGCGCCAGATATCTGTTAGCGATGTTTACGACGCTTTATTCAAATAATATTAAAACAGGGCTGCAGCATGCTGCAGCCCATAAAACAAAATACATAATATGAGACCACAGACCACACTAGAAAAAGTTACCCTATTAATAGCAGTAATTTACGGCGCCGTTACTTTTGGCGGTGCCGTTGTAATCCTTTTAAATTTATAACAATGAGATACAATAAACTAAATAAATTTGAAGCCGGCATCATTGAGGACGCTTTAAACCTTTGGTGCGATACCTTCATACAGGAAATAAACGAGAGAGAGAGTAACGGTAGTGTTGCTTTGTTTCACCCGGACTTTCCCAAAGGTATTAAAGCCGATATAATGGACAAAGTTAGAGACCTAACAAAAAAACGTTAACACATTAATTCTGAGGCGGTCCTGGATAGTTTGTTTAGGCCGCCTCTCCTTTCCTTTCAAATATGCACTATCTACACATCTTAGACTATAGCACCGGCACAAATACAGCCTATACTTACAACGTGCCGCCTGACGATATCGAGCTACAGGTAATAACCTTAGGGCACAACCTGAAGGACGTTGAATATATGTTGTCAACGAATAAACCAGAAACTCAATAAGCGACCACAGGGCAAACAACGTAAAACGGACTACCCCCTGTTTTAGTACCCACGTTTAATCAAATCAACCCAAATCGAAATGGTCAAGCAAGGACCTCTAGATATATTTGATGTTTAGGAATGAGGGTACACCCGAATATATATTATATATAATACTTAGCAAAAGAACATACCTCTCCCGTTTCCCCACTTATATGGTACTCTTATATTATATATGTTTTTATAATAGAAAGATATTATAAAGTTTATAATATCCTGGTAGTGGATGTGCGTGTATGCCTTTTTATGCGGCATCCACGACACCAGACATATAAGTAACTGTTTTCATATGGATTTTGTTGTATTTTCAGACACATTTATTTTGTTATATTTGTAACAAATACCCTTTGGTACATATTAAAGCATTCTAAGTTATATATATATGACTAAAGAATTTGAGATTAAAGTCCCTGCGGTACAAGAGAATATACCGCTTCACAAGTACCAAAAGTATGTTAAGCTGATTCAGGAAAACGGTGAAGACATCGATATGGATTTTCACCGTCTGAAGGTATTGCAGATATTCTGCGACCTAGAGCTTAACGAGGCTTATAAGATGCCTGTTGCGGAGCTTGACTTCATTGTTAGCCATATAACAGGGTTGCTTGCTACGGAGTCTAAACTGCAACGCAGGTTTACTATGACCGACCCAAGCGGTAATACTGTTGAGTTCGGTTTTATGCCTAATATGAGCGAAATGTCACTTGGGGAATATATTGACCTTGAGCAATACATCGTTGATTGGGAGCAAATGCACAAGGCACTTGCGGTTATGTACAGACCGATTATTGGTGGCAACAAGCAATTCTACGAAATAGAAGAATACAAAGGTTCTGCCAAGTATGCAGAAATAATGAAGGATGCTCCAATGACAGTTGCTACAGGTGCTATGGTTTTTTTTTACAATTTAGGGAAAGAACTGTTGAGAACTACCCTTCACTCTTTACAGGAGGAGGTGCAGAAGGACCTACAACAGCAGAAGCATCCTTCGGCAGTAAATGGGGATGGTATCAATCAATATATGCACTCGCTGGAGGAGATGTCCTTAAATTTAGAGAAGTTACACGCACTAATCTAGGAAAGTGCCTAATGTGGATGGAGTTTGAAAAAGAAAAGAACGAATTAGAAAGAATGCGAATAGAAAGAATGAGTAGACGATGAGAGCAGTATACGAAGTATTAGATAAAGTAAAGGACAAGCTTAGACAGTCCCCTAACATACAAACAGTATCGTTTGGAGACCTGTTCAGTGTTGACCTGAATAAGACGGACATATATCCTATTGCACATATCAATATGGGGAATGTATCCTTCCAGGAGTACAAGCTTGAAGTAACTATAAACCTCCTCCTATTGGATGTTGTAGACGATAACAGGGATGCGGATATGACGGATGACTTCTACGGCAATGACAATCTTCAGGATATCTTAAACACTCTGTTGGCGGAAGCCAACATTCTTATAGCAGACCTGAGAAGGGGACAGGGTTATGAAGACTTGTTCCAGATAGAATCTGACCTTACTGCACAGCCGTTCTTAGATAGGTTTGAGAATCAGCTTGCTGGGTGGGGTATAGACATTGTAATATCATTCCCTAACAACGAAGTAACTATTTGCTAATGGCAGCTAGAAGTCCACTTACAGGTAAGTTTGCTAGGGTTCAAGAGGTCCTTGAAGAACTCGCAAGGGATGTTATTATTCCTGAGTTACAACAGACCTTAAGAAACCAAGACAAGGTGGTGGGCGCAAAACCGCCACCACTTGTCGATACATTCGATTATGACCTTTCTGAAGATGGAGTTAATGTATTTTCTACTTCTTCATATTCAGGTTCGGTGGACTTAGGATATAACGGTCCTAGACCACCATATCAAAGTATAGCTCTTTGGATAAGAAAAAGAGGAATTAGAATACGTAATAAAAGTGGCAAGTTTGTACGTATGACGGACAGTTATATAAACAGAACTGCATTTGCGATAGCTAATAAAATAGGTAGAGAAGGGTATTTAGGTTCTAATTACGTGGGGAAATCATATATAAACGTAGTAGATATAATAACAAAGTCCTTAAGCGAAGCCTATGCAGAAGATATTAGAAATATGCTAAACGAAAACATAAGTAGACAATAATGGCAACAAAGATAAACGTAAGGAGTCCATATTTTATAAAAGCTACAGCGGAGACAGGTACACTAAGCAGTGCTGTAATGAGTTTATATATATATGATGGCGTATTAACAACTGACAAAGGAACTGCAAAATACACTATAGAGAAGACAGCTCTGTCTGGAACAGATTACGTTGTGTTCGAGATATCAGAACTCGTTAGAGACTATCTAGATATTGAGTTCAATGGTATATACGAAAGTTCTACCTCCCCAGAGATAGACCCTGTGCGATGGGTAGAGTCTGATATTGTAATAACAAAGACCGAATCGGGAACAGCCACATTAACAACTCCCAATAAACTTGTAGATGCAGCAGGGCAGTTCACAGCCAACGTTAAAGTTGGAGACATTGTAAGTAACACAACAGACAATACAACAGCGAGCGTTACTGCTATAGATAGTAATACGCAACTTAGCTTGTCCGCAGATATTATGGCTTCTGGAGAAGCGTATGTTATAAAACAAAGTTCAGCTTCTCAATCTGGATTAGACACAAATTACATTGCCTTTGATGGGTATGGATATTTTGAAGATGGAGTAAACCCTCAACTTAGCAGAACACTATTGCAGTCAAACAATACAATATTTAGAATAGATGATTTCAATGTTCGTGTCCCCGTCTTTACGGAGGACACTAACAGTGTTACGTTCTTTTATAAAGGAGAAGAGAAGAGAACTCAAACAATATCAACCTCGACTAATACCAATGCTCAAATAGATTATATTACGGTATCTGGAAGCGATAATACAGACAGCTATAGGCAAAGAGTATTAGCAGACGGTGGTACATTTGAAGATAACAGCCTTTTAGATGACTTTCTAAATAGTATAGACATAGGTCTAGTAGATGAATTATATGTAAATTCAGATAGCGGGACAGAAGTAGTCAAGATAAAGACTTTAGATTGCTCAAGGTATGAACCAATAAAGGTGACGTTTGTAAATAGGTTTGGTGCATTGCAAGATATGTTCTTTACACTTAAATCTATAGAATCTACTGATGTAAGGTCGGAGCAATTCAAAAGGTCTATATTCAACGAAAGTACACTTTCCTACAAGACATATCAGCATCAAAAGCAATTATTCCACGCAAATGGAAGCGACAGGATAACATTAAATACAGCTTACATTGACCAGGAACAAAACAAGGTTATAGAAGAGCTTATGTTGTCTGAACAGACTTGGATTACACGAGTAACGGACGAAGAAGAGTTAGTGTTACCTGTTATGCCTAAAACAAAATCTGTTACTTACAAGACAAGTGTTAACGACAAGTTAGTTCAGTATACTATTGAGTTTGATATGGCATTTGACAAGATAAATAACATTCGATAATGAAGAGAACGGTACAGATATATGTTGCTGATGCGGATAATGTTCTGCAACGTCTCGACCTATTCAAGGACGAGACGATTTCACTTACAGATACCATACAAGACGTAAGGGATATTGCAAAGGTGTTTACTGAGTTTAGTCAGTCATTTACTGTTCCTGCTTCAAAGACCAATAACAAGGTTTTTAGGCACTTTTATAACTCAGATATAACTGATGGTTATGATGCTAGACTTCTTCATAATGCTACAATAGAAATAAACAACATAACATTCAAAAAGGGTTTTGTTACTCTTGAGGGTGTAGATATGAAGGATAATAAGCCAAACGCCTACAGAATAACATTTTACGGCGAGACTGTAACACTGAAAGACATCATAGGAGATGATGAACTTGGAGAATTAAACTTCCCTGAAAGCCTTAACGAAAGTTACAACTCATCAACAGTTAAATCTAAGTTATCAGCGAATCCTTCGTCAAATGATATTATAGCACCATTAATCACTCACAGTCAAAGGTTATATTATGATAGCGGTGATAATAGCCAAAACACAGGTAACATATCAAACCACAATTACGGAGGTGGAAATAAACACGGATTAAGATGGGATAACATAAAGTATGCAATAAGGGTACATCGTATTATTGAGCAGATAGAAGCTAAGTATTCAGAGATAACATTCTCAGAAGACTTCTTTACGACCTCTAATGTACATTATTATGATTTATTTATGTGGATGCACAGGAATAAAGGGTACATAGAGAGAGATAAAACCACAGCCACTGTTTCTGGATGGACTACACCAAATACGCAAGAGGTAACAGAAATGTCTGATTCTTCAACGTTGAAAATACTAACAGATGACATACCTTTTATTCAGGACTTTGACTTAACCCTTACAAGAACGGGAGTAGATGGTTATGACTTGACAGTTTTAAGAAATGACGAAGAAATATATATAGAATCAGATATAACCACATCATTTAAAACAATAGACCTTACATCTGAAGTAGAGTCTATAAATGATGAGTTTAAAGTTCAGATAACATCTGAAAACAATATATCATTTAGCGCAGTTACTTGGGATTTAACGTATCAAGAGCCAGGGGACCAAGGAAGTATAGATACACACACGACATCTTACAATTTCTTATCTGACTTTAAATTTGATGTGAATGCACAAATGCCTAAGATGAAGGTTATAGACTTTTTAACAGGTCTGTTTAAGATGTTTAATCTAACTGCACTCGTTGAATCAGACGGAACAATATATGTTGACACCCTTGATGAATTTTACGTAGACAAGCAGTCTAGTGGAAGTCCCTATAATATAGATGAGTTTGTGGATTCAAATAGTAATACAGTAGATAAAGCCCTTCCTTACAGAAATATTAAGTTTACTTATGAAGACTTAGGCACTTTACTTGCCACTCAGCACGAGCAAATAAAAATAGGCGGGCAAGGTGGATTTAAGTGGGGTGAAGAAGACTTTGTGAGAACAAACTTAGGTGGACAGGTTTTTTCTGGTGAAATATATGAAGTAGTAGTTCCATTTCAACATATGAAGTTTGAGAGGTTGTTTGATGATGACGACAACAGAAAAACATTAATTCAATGGGGTTATTCTGCTGATGATAACTTTAATCAAGACACAGGAGATTACGATTCGTATATCGGTAAACCATTGTTGTTTTATCCCATAAATGTAACGCTTGACTCCGATAACGAGGTTTCATTAATAACATCAATAGACCCATCCGATAACTCTTTTGATGCTCACGACCAAATAACCACAAGTATAAATGTGCCATCGAACTCAAGGTCTTTAACTCCATCTGGAACGGATAATAAGAAAAACATAAACTTTAAGAACGAAAGAAACGAATATAACGTGGGTGAGGACGATGCCTTGGATTTCACAGACACTTTGTTTGAGCAGTTTTACAGTAGCTACATAACTCAGGTATTCGCCAAAAGCAACAGAATAATAAAACTAAAAGCTTACTTGCCCTTACGTATTTTACTGAGATATACACTTGCGGATAAGTTTATATATAAAGGTAGAAAGCATCAAATAAACAGTATTACGACTAACCTTACAACAGGAGAAAGCGAAATAGAACTCTTAAACATAGTAATAGAATGATAAAACACATTTTAGACCTTTTAAAGTTAGATGACTATTATGGCGTGTCGCCTTACATCGACATCGCCAAAGGAAAGTATCAAGCACCCAAAACACTAAAAGAATCACTTAACAAAAGAAAAAGATGGCAAAAGCAACGCAAGACGTAATAGTAAGGATAAAGGTTGACGGAGCAGGTAATGCTAAAGTTCAGATAGACCAATTAGGTAAAAGTTTTCTTGACGCTGAGGTTGCTGCGAGAAAAATGTCTGATATGATTGACGATGGTAGTAAGATTGCTGAAGGGTCAGTAGGGCATTATCGTAGAATGATTGCTGCAATGAAAGTTGTTAGGGATAACTCTGCTAAAACGGCAGAGGACTTCCAAAGGCAAACGCTTGCTATAGAGAAGTTGCAGATTGAAATGCGCGAGATAACTTCAGCGACATCTAGCTATAATAAAGTAAACGAAGACCAAATCTCAAACGCAGGTCTTGCAGGAGCTACACTTACAGAACTTGGTCGCACAATATCGGATATGCCTTACGGTATTCGTGGTGTTGCGAACAACCTTTCTCAGTTGTCTACACTGTTTATTACCTTAATGTCTAAAACTAAAGGTTTTACTAATACCATTAGACTTCTTAAGGCAGAGCTTTCAGGTCCTCTTGGTCTGATAATAGGGTTTCAGGCAGTCATTTCATTGCTAGACTTCTTTTCACAAAAAACATCAGAAGCAAAAGATAAGAGTGAAGAATTTACTGAATCTGTTGGTGAAGAACTGATTGTTTTAAGGCAACTAAATGTAGCTTTAAAGGAGAATAAAGTAGCTAGAGAAGCTGCTGTCGAAATAATCAAGGACACCTTAAAAAACAATAAAGAGCTTGAGAAGGTATTGAATGATACCACTCTATCGGAAGAAGAAAGTATTGAAGCGACAATAAAATTATCTGAAGAGAGACAAAAACAACTCGAATTAGAACACGAAATAGGTAAGACTAAACAGGAGCTTGCTAAGAATGAGGCGGATACTAAAACTGTTCTTAACGATATAACGACTAAGACAAATGAATTAAATCAAATAGATATAAATAACACTGTTTTAAGAACTATTAAGCAAGACGAGTTAAATGCTTTAGGGCTTAAGAGGAATGAATTAGAGCAATCTCATATTGACCTGTTGTTAAGATTGAGAGATTTAATTGTAGGTAGAAACGAGTTAGATGCTGAAAACCTTGAGAATAAAGAGAAGGAGATAAAGGTTGGTACTATTGAATATTATCAAAAGCTAATAAAAGAACTTAGAGAGCAACAGAAAAATGTTGCGACTACAGCAAATGAGTATGATAATTTACAAAGAAGAATTGACATATTCAAGGGTAAGATTGAGGACTTAACAGATGCCTATAGAGAACTTAATGGTGAGGTAGTTGTTGGAGTTAAAGGTCTTCAGGACTTCGGTATGCTTATAACTCCAGAAGAACAAGAGACAGAATTTCAGAGGGAAGCGAGAGAAGAGTTAGAGAAGGGTACTGCTGCTAGAAAGAAAGACACCACCGAGTTCTTAAACGCTGCAATAAAAAGACTTGGCGTAACGGAAACAACAACCAAAGCGTCTATTAAACTCAGCGATGAGGAGCAGAAGGCTAAAACTAGAAATTTACTATTAATAAGTAATTCTCTTGGTTTAGCGCAAAACGCATTTGCTGAAGGAACTGCCGCTAACAAGGCTTTAGGTGTTGCAAATGCAACAATAGATACTTATGCTGCAGCAGATGCCATATTAAATCCTACTAAAGGTGGCGGATTACCATTTCCATTAAATATAGTTGCTGCTGCTGCGGTAATTACTGCTGGTTTAGCAAATGTGAAACAGATTTTATCCGTTAAAGTACCTGGCGGTAAAGGTGGTGGTGTTTCTACTCCTTCTGCTGCAACAGGTGGCGCACCGCAAATACAGGCTCCAGACTTCAACGTAGTAGGGGCTACTGCACAGAGCCAATTAGCTGAGACTATAGCAGGTGCTGAAGCTAGACCTACTAGGGCTTATGTTGTTGGCAAGGATATTACTACACAGCAAGAGCTAGATAGAAATATAACCAACACAGCATCCTTCGGATAAGAACAAAAAGCAACTCAATAAGTTATTAATATATGGAAGAAATAAAAGTAATCGAACTAATTATCGATGAGGAGAATGAGGTTAGCGGAATAGACGCTATCTCAATCGTAGACGACCCTGCAATCCAGGAAGACTTTATTATGCTTAGTTCTCAAGAGGTAAAACTTGCAGAGGTAGACCAAGAGAAGAAAATACTTATGGGTCCGGCACTTATCCCTAACAAAAAGATATACCGCAGAAATGGAGAGGACGAATACTTTATATATTTCTCTAAAGATACCGTCAGAAAAGCCTCAGAGCTTTTCCTGACGAAAGGAAACCAAAATAATGCTACTTTAGAACACGATGGTAAGTTAGATGGCTTATCAGTAGTAGAATCTTGGATTATAGACGACACAAACCAAGATAAGTCTCGTAAATATGGCTTTGACTTACCAAACGGCACTTGGATGGTGTCTATGAAGGTGTATGATGATGAAGTTTGGTCAGATTATGTTAAAACAGGCAAAGTAAAAGGTTTCAGCATCGAAGGACACTTCGCAGATGCTATGGAAAGACCTCAAGAGCAACTTCCTGAGTATGGTGATGAAGAATTAGAGGCTTTATCGCTCATAGAAGAGCTTACGGGTGCTTTAGACGTTGAATTACGCACATATGATGATTACCCTAAGGCTGCAAGAGAAAATGCACAGAAAGTCCTCGATTGGCGTTTACGCTATGGTCGTGATGAAGTCAAGGGAATGACTAGGGTGGGCTGGCGAAGAGCCAATCAGCTCGCTAAGGGACAAAAAATCAGCCGCTCAACGATTGCTAGGATGGCTTCATTCAATAGACACCGCAGAAACGCACAAATAGACCCAAATCTTAGAGGAACCCCCTGGAAAGATGCAGGATACGTTGCTTGGCTTGGTTGGGGAGGCACTGAAGGTGTAGAATGGGCTATTCGAAAGATGAAACAGTTCAGGGAAGGAAACTTTGCCGAAGTAGGACCTGAAGGTGGAATAAAAGAATCTCCTAAAGCACCAAAATGAGAAAGAAGTTTGAAACACCATCATACAGTAGTCCAAGAGGCGGCAGGAGAGGCTGTTTATGCAAAGACGGAAAGACCTACAGCAAGAAATGTTGTGATGGAACACTCAGAGCGCAGGGAATAGGTAAAACTAGAGCTTAAAAATACAACAGACACATAATTATTAAGTTAAATACTTAGTTTAACCCTATTAAATTAACATATGAAAGCTAACGAAATCGTAGAGCGTTTCAAAAATATTTTGCTTAGCAATGAAGCTGAAGTAGAGCAAGCTCCTGAAGTTCAGGAAGAGAAAGCTCCTGCAGTTGAAGAGCAAGTAGAACTTTCTGAAGACGTGAAAGACATCGAAGTTGAGGCTTCTGAAGAGGTAGAGTCTACCGAAGAAGTTGAGGCTGAATATGAGGATAAGATGGAAGAAGAGGGTATGGAAGAAAAGTATGCTACTAAAGAAGATTTAGCTAAAGCTATTGCTGAGGTTAAAGCTATGGTTGAAGAGCTTAGTTCTCAAAAAGAGGAAGAACTTGAAGTACCAACTGAGCTATCTTCTCAAGAGCCTGCTGTAGAGCCTATCTCTCACAGTCCTGAAGCAGAGGTTTCTAAGAAGCCTTTGAACCTTTACGCACAAAGACGTGCAATGACTACTAAAGATATTGTATTTAATAAACTATTCAATTCATAAAAATGCCAACAACCACATCTATTACAACAACTTACGCTGGTGAATTTGCAGGCAAATATATCTCTGCAGCTTTATTGAGCGGTAAAACTTTAGCTGACGGTGCAATCACTATCAAGCCAAATGTTAAATTTAAAGAAGTAGTAAAGAAAATTTCTACAGATGCAATCGTAAAGGATGCAACTTGTGATTTCGACCCTACATCTACACTTACACTAACTGAGCGTATCCTTCAACCAGAAGAGTTCCAAGTAAACCTTGAGCTTTGTAAGAAGGACTTCCGTTCTGATTGGGAAGCAGTACAAATGGGATATTCTGCATTTGACCAACTTCCTTCTAACTTTGCTGATTTCTTAATCGGTCACGTAGCTTCTAAAGTAGCTGAGAAAACTGAGCAAACCATTTGGGGTGGTGTAAACGCTACCGCTGGTGAGTTTGATGGTCTTACAGTACTTATGGCTGCTGATGCTGACGTAAACGATGCAGCTAACGGAGCTGAGACTTCTTATACATCTTCTAACATTGTTACTTTGCTTGGAAATGTTGTAGACTCTATTCCTGCTGCTGTTTACGGTAAAGAAGATTTGACAATCTACGTACCAACTGTTGCGCTTCAAGCTTATGTACGTGCGTTAGGTGGATTTGCTTCAGGTGGACAAGGTGCTGCTGGTGTTAACGCACAAGGACAGCAGTGGTACAATATGGGTAATGCACTTTCTTTTGAAGGTATCAAAATCCAACACGCTCCTGGAATGCCATCTGACCACATCGTTGCAGGTGAGGCTTCTAACATCTACTTCGGCACAGGTCTATTAGCTGACCACAACGAGGTTAAATTGTTAGATATGGGTGACCTAGACGGTTCTCAAAATGTAAGAGTTATTATGCGATATACTGCAGGTGTACAATATGGCATCGGTGGTGACCTTGTATTACAAACTCTAGCATAATAAAATAAATTGTTAAACATAGAAGGGTAGGTATGCCTAGAGCCTACCTGCCCTTTTTTAATACCAAATAATATGAGCTGTGATTTATCACTCGGAAGAGAAAGACCTTGCAAAGACTCCGTTGGAGGATTAAAGGCAGTTTACTTCATCAACTACGGTCTTATTGATGCTTCTTTTGACGCAACTGACACCGATATGATTGATGGTCTAGGTACAGGGCTTAGTGCATACAGATATGACTTAAAAGGAAACTCAAATCTTGAGCAAACAATCACTTCCTCTACCGATACAGGAGGAACATTTTTTGAGCAAGTTCTTACATTGGTACTTCCAAAACTAACAGTTAAGGACCACAAGGAAATTAAATTGTTAACATTTGGACGACCACACATCATTGTAAAAGACAACAACGATAATTATTTTATGGTTGGTCTTGAGCACGGTGCTGACGTAACAGGGGGAACTATTAGTTCTGGTGCTGCTATGGGAGACCTAAGCGGATATAGCTTGACACTTTCAGGAACTGAAAGAGCACCTGCTAACTTTGTTGAAGTTACTGCTGAAACAGATACTCAGTTGACTTTAGGCGATGCAAGTACAATTACTGTAGTGCCTGGAACTGTTGCTGACGTAGACGTTGATGACGACTTATCAGGAATACCAGGAGGTAATAACTAATAACCACCTTCTTAAACGCAATAAGCCCTGCCTCACGGTGGGGCTTTTTTGTAAACAAATACCACCTCTTTAAGTTATATATATATGAATGTATTAGCTCCTGTTCAGACTAACCAAGAATTGAAAATAGTTCCTAGAGGTTACAGACCTTCTGGAACTGACTATACAGTTAGGCTTACTGAAGACGGCACAGGTAAAACACAGACACTTACAAACGTAAGTGCGGACCAAGATGGGAACTATATGGTATTTACTGTAGCATTTACAATACTCACTAACAACTCTATGTACAACATAGAAGTAGAGAGAGATAATAAGGTAAAGTTTAGAGGGAAAATATATTGTACAGACAGGTCTAGCAAGAAGAATAAAGTTTCTCTAAACACCAACAAATACACAGAACATAGTGCATCTCCTGCAGGGCAAAAATATATAACAATTTAAAATGGCAAGAAAGAAAAAATCAGAAGGAGCAATCAGAGTAGTCAATCTACAGGGATATACAATCCCTCAGATTAAAGAAGACTACCGCAACGATTGGGTTACTTACGGAGAAGACAATAACTACTTCGGAGACCTAATCGACAACTATCTTAGCAGTCCAACAAACTCCTGTTGCATTAACGGTATTGTGGATATGATTTACGGAAGAGGATTGTCTGCAACGGACAGCGAAGAGAAGCCTGAGATGTTTACTCGCTTCAAAATGATATTAAGAGACGAAGAAGTAAAGAAGTTAGTAAATGATTATAAACTGCTTGGTCAAGCTGCTATTCAGGTTGTATACAATAAGAGTAAAACTAGAATCACTTCTCTTACGCATTTTCCTATGGAAACGCTAAGAGCTGAGAAAGCTAAAGAGGGTAAGATACAAGCATATTACTACCACCCTAAATGGAAGGATTACAAACCATCTGACGAGCCTAAGCGTATACCGACATTTGGCAATGGTAAAAATAGCGAACCAAGAGAGCTTTATATTATCCGACCTTACAGACCAGGATTCTATTACTATGCACCTGTAGATTATCACGGATGTTTACAGTACTGCTCGCTTGAAGAGGAAGTATCAAACTACCATATAAACAATATTCTTAACGGACTTCAGCCATCACTCTTAATTAACTTCAATAACGGAGTGCCAGACGAAGAGGCTCAACAACTCATTGAAACGAAAATCCAAGATAAATTCGGAGGAACATCCAACTCAGGGAAGTTCATCTTAGCGTTCAATGAAGACCCTGACCGTAAAGCAGACATAGAGCCTATCCACCTCCCAGATGCACACGCACAATATCAGTTTCTATCTGATGAGGCTCGTGAGAAGATTATGCTTGGTCACAGAGTAGTTTCTCCGATACTTCTTGGCATCAAGGATAACACAGGCTTCGGAAACAATGCAGAGGAGCTTAGAACGGCTTCTGTGCTTATGGATAACATTGTCATCAGGCCATTCCAAGAAAAGATAATAGAGTGCCTTAAAACGATTTTGGCATTCAACGAGATTGACCTTAACCTATACTTCGTTACACTTCAGCCGATTGAGTTTACTGAGCTAGAAAATATCGAGACTAAGATTAAGCGTGAGGAAGAAACGGGAGAGAAGTTATCGGCAATAGACCGAGTAAAGTCACTATTTAAAAAGAAAGAAGATGAAGGCACTGTTCGTAACGACTGAAGATTTAAGACGTAAGTCGATTGTAGGAGGTACTGTAGATGCTGATAAATTCATTCAGTTCATCGAGGTAAGTCAGGATATCCATATCCAAAACTATCTTGGCACTGTGCTGTACGACAAGATGCAAGAACTAATTGTAGATGACGAAATAGACCTCCCTGCGAATGCAGCCTACAAAACACTCCTGAACGACTATTTAACGCCGATGCTTATTTGGTTTGCTCAGTCAGACTATTATATGTTTGCTTCTTACCAGGTGAGTAATGGGGGCATATTTAAGCATCGAAGCGAGTCTTCAGAGACTCTATCGATG